TAGGTCCGAAACGAACATTATCAGATTTAGCTCCACCAGAAGCTTTTGTATCTCCACCGGCCGCACCAGCTCCACCTATGTCACCAAAACTATCTAATGACATAATACCTGCAGGGCCTTCGTTAGGTCCTTCTTTTAATGATCCGTGTATATCTTCTTTTAAAAGTAATTTTTTCTCTGCTTCTGTAATGTATGCTAATTCTGTTGGTGGTTTATCAGGACCTGATTGCCATTTTCTAGGAGCTTGAACTTCAGGTTGTCTACCAAGATAATTTTCAACACCACCTTGAATAACTACGTCACCATCCTTTAACATCTGTCTAACTTGTTGTGCTCTAGTTATTGCCATTATTCTTCGTCCTTGTCAGATGATGCACCGAGAGCCGGTATCTTTGCAACTTTAATTTTTAATGATCTTGTTATGTGTTCTCTTTGAGTATCTGTTTCTGGATTTGCAATATCATCTTCTGCTTCTTGATCCGAGTTATACTCGTAATTTGTTTGTGTATTTCTTAATATTACTTCTGTTTCACACTTAACGACTGGCACTCTTTTGCCGTCTATCTCTACGTATTCTACAGATCCTTCTTCTATAAATGCCATAATTAATCTCTGTTTATTTCCAATATCGATGCAACGACATGTAATTCGTTTGCATCAGATGCAGTTACTTTTAATATTTCACCTTCTAACAAAATTAATGGTTCTGTCAAAAGTTGTTCTGTTGCAAGAGCCCCTACGGCTTTTGTTTTAAATAAAGCAAATGCATTACTAGATGCATCTGTTAGTGTTATATCCAAGTTAGCTCCGCTAGAGTTTTGGTCATTACACGCAAGTATAGACTTTACAATAGCTCTTGAATCACTTGGAACTGTATATAATACTGTTTCTGACGCAGTAGTCAAATCTAGTTTTGCGTTTTTGTATATATTAGCCACCTATAAACCAAGAAAATCTTTCTTGCTCCTGTTTTTGTTCGTTTAAAAATGTTGAATTTAGCTGTTCTGTGATCAAAGCAATTGCTCTGTTTATTTGTTTTTGGTTAGAGACATCATACTCTTCTTTTGGTTCAGGTAATCTTACTACTATCTTAGCCATTATCGCCTTCCATCTGCTTGTACATCTAGTTTAAAAGTACCAAATCTCCAAGACTCAGAAGAAGAATCATTCTCTATTTTTATATTAACAAATCTTCCTCTTGCTCTAGTATCCTTTTTATCAGTGCTAGATGTTATTGTAAAGGGACTTAAACTTGTAGCTGTTTCTGATTGTTGAGGATATCTTTTTACAGCTAGTGTTACCTTTGCATTACCTGCCAGTGTTTTAAAATCAGGTACAAATCTTCTTACAGCTAAAAATACTTCACCTGCAATAGTTGGTCCTGTAGATCTACCTTGTGCATTTCGTTGTCTTGATTGTAAATCAAAGTCATATGATTTTACAAAAGATGTAACAGTTGTAGTTGTACCATTTGGATTGACTTGATCGGTACCTACTTCATGTTCAAAGAATGTAGTTTGACCTAATCCTGATTGACCTACAATAACAGGAAAAGTGCCTGACGCATTATCATCAAATTTAGTTGCAAAAGGTGTTGGATAAACTGTTCCATCAATCCATGATGTTCTAGCTTCAGTTCCAATATACCAAACACCACCTTTCATAGGTTCACCATAATTAAATACAACATACTTATCATTGTAATCAGACCCTGTTGATGGGTAATACCAAACAACTTCAGTAAATTGATTATTTAATCCTGCATATACTTGTTGACCTTTTGTAGTATCTGCTGAATCATATACAAAATCTTCTACACTACATGGTAATGATTTCACTGTACCATCAAACATGAAGAAACCATTTGGTGACATCCAAAATGCAGTACCATCTATTTCAACAGCAGCATTTTTACCTATTAACCCACAGTTTGTACCAACCTGTTCAAAACCAAATGTAAAAGGTGCACCAATAAATTTCATTGTATACAAAGCATTATCAGTCCAAACTAGAATTACTTCTTTTGCTTTTAACGCACCAATAATTTTTGTACCATCTTGTAATCTTTGTGAACCTGCAGAATTAATTGCTGTAGGACTATAATCATTTATATCTTCTTGGTCAGAAAATCTTATAAACATATCATCCTGTGTTGCAGTATTTCCTATTGTTGTTTCTGTACCTAAATGAATTAAGTGTCTAGTTGTTGGAGATACAAGTGTTACCCTGGTTGCAGTAGGATTATTACCTGTTGCAAAATTAGTTGTTGTTGTTGATGCTCTGGTTGTTAATCTTGCTGGATCACCTGCGTTCCATGTAAATGTTTTACCATTTGCAATAGTTGCAATTAATACTTCACCAAAATTACTTAATGACCATAAACCTGGTTCTAGAGAAACATCGGATGCTGCAGCTGCTTCACCCCAGTTACCTGCACCCCAAGTGTCAATACCCCAACCATAACCATATGATTGTTCTGCAGGACCAACTTGTTCGTAAGGTTTAACTTGTAAGCTACCACCTGTTGATACCGTTCCTCCAGCATTACTAGCTTGTGTAATTGTAAACACACTTGTGCTTGTAACAGAAGTTACTTGAAATAGTTTATCTTCAAAGTCAGAGTTTTGATAACCTGTACCACCTGGTAAAGTTACATTGTCTAATAATACAATATCACCTGCTGATAAGCCATGATTTGATTTTGTTATAGAACAAATAGCTGAACCACTAGTTGTTGCAATAGTACAAGATGTTAATGTTGCTTTTAAAGGTGTAACATCATATAATTGTCCCTCAAAATATATAAGTAAAAATTTATCTGTACCAATAGCAACGTATCGGTTACCATCTAGATCTACGAATGCAAATTGTCTTCTTGCAACACCACATATAGTATCTGTAACAAGTGATGACCATCCTCCTACTTTTTCTGGAAGACCATATCTAAATCTTGTATTGTCACAATCAACCCATCTAAACTCTGCACCAGAGTCAGTGTTTTGTTTGTCTATTCCTGGTAAGACTTTAAAATCAATTAGAGCCATGGTCCGTGCTCCTATATTTTATCTTTGTAGACCCAGCCTCTTGTAGCATTAACATACACTAACGTAAAAGCCGAAGCGTTTGCTGAAACAACTAAATTAGAGGCAGCACCATTTATATTGGACCCGTTTCTTCCAACTGTTAAATTGTTAGATGCAAGGTTATTACCACTGTCTATAAATGTGACTTCGTTTCCGATAGCAGGTGAAGCTGGTAGATTAATTGTGATAGGGCCACTAATACCAGAACCAGATGTATCGATCAAAACTTGATCACCATTGACTGTTGTGTAAGTAGCAGTTGGTGTGTAGTAACCTTTTGTTTGTAGTTTTCCTGTAATATTTGTACCATCAGAATACAATATAGTTGTTGATCCAACTGGTAATGTAAGTCCTGTTCCTGATACAGTTTTAACTGTTAGTGTATAATTGTTTGATGATCTAGTTGTAGCATCTTCTACTATAAATACTCTTTCTGCAGAGTCAGGCATAGTAACTGATCTGTTTGCAGTTAGTGTACCAGTTAGTTTGTAGTATAAATTTTTACCGTTTGCTGTGGCATGATTTGCTAAAGATAAAGCAACATCACCAGATCCTACTGCTAATGATATATAACCTGATGCTGCCTGTTCTAATATTTGTAAATTTGTATTTGTGATTGTACCCCAGGTACCTGACTTTTCACCTGTCGTTATCAGTTCTAGTTTTAAATCACTTGATGTACTTGACGCCATATATTTCTCCTACGGATTATTCGGATCGATAGGTACCCAAACTCCAGTTGCATTTGGATCTATCGGTATCCATGATATCACATCTACCGTGTTAGTTGCAAGTTTTAAATGCTGTCCTGTTACAGGAACTCTAGTAATTAAATCAATCGCTGTGTTCCCTATAGCAACATTTATCCTATTACCATTAGGTAATACTACAACATTTTGAATACCTACACCGGCAAATGTTGTTGCTGAAAAGGCTGTTGCTCCAAAAAACATATATTATCCTCTACTCGTTTGGATAGGTACCCAAGTCTGCGTAGCACCTGGTACAATACCATCCCATTGTTTTATATTAACATCAGTTGTACCGATTTCAAAACCTTCTCCAGAAGGTAAAGCTTTTGCTTTAGCTATCACAGTTACATCACTTGTACCAACGTTAAATCTCTTACCTGTTACAATTGCTGTAGCGTTTGCTTTAGCTGTAGCATTACCTAAAGCTATTTCAATACCATTACCTGTAACTGATAAATTACATTTACCAATAATAGTTACTTGGCCTGTTGCTAGATCTAAGCCATTACTCGTAATAGTTGGTTTAGCACCTGCCGTTGTAGTAACAGTTCCATTACCTAATTCAAAACCATTACCTGTAACCGGTACGTCTTTACCAATTGATGCTTCTGCATTACCGATGCCTAATTCTAATCCATTGCCAGATAATACTTCTCTTGCCTTACCAATAATAGTTACATTACCGGTAGATATGTTTACTCGTTTACCTGTGACTGATACATTGGCTTGACCAACGGTTGTAGAATTACCAATGTTGACATTGATCCTTGATCCAAGGACATTGACGAATGCGTTAGGATTAAACCCTACATCTGAGAAGGGTGCGGCTGCAAAGGGTGTAGCACCAAAATACATGCGAGGTTACCTCGCAGTACAAGGGACGTTATTAGATCCTACCAGGGTTTGACCAAAAGCTAAATAATAAAAATCAGCACTTCCATTAGTACTTGCTCCTGTACCTCTATGTTTAATACCATTACTTACTATATCTAAAACTTGATTTCCATTATCTACTGTTTCAGCACTATTAGCATTTGGATTTAAATAATCATTCATAGGATTTAGACCATTAATTTTATCTGTGTACAAAATCCAATCATAACCTGCTGTATCTCTTTTAGTTAGAAAAAAAGCAGGTTTAAATCCTGTGTAAACAAATGTTCCATCAGCATTATTATTACCAATATATTTTCCAAATTTACTATAACCAGTTTTTTGTGCAAAACAGTAAGCTATCATCACTTGACCATTTTGATTTGTATTTGTATTTGTATGTACAGTAAAAACACTTGATGTAGGTTCAGTATCATTAAAAGCACCTGTTGTATCTTGTGCAGCTTCTTGATTATTTAATTTTAAATTTTTTTCTGCAGTTAAACTACTGTGATACATAACCCAATTTTCAGTTGCACCAGTGTTTTTTATTAATACTATTGATGGTTTTACAGTTAATCCATGGCCAACAGTTGCAGTTGCTCCAGTTCCTGTCCATTGAACGATTGAAAAACCTGCTGTTGTATTTACAGATACAGTTGAGGCTACACTTCCATCATTATTTGCTGAACCTGCTGAGTTACCAGCTTTCCAATTCCATGATACATAATTATCACCATTTTTATTTACATTATCTCCACCTGCTGATGCGTCTGAACCTGTTAGACTAAAACCATCTGAAGCAAAAGCACTATGATACCCATAAGTATTATTAGTAAATTGAGCACTAGTGCTATCACTTAAAAGTGATTTACCTGTTCCTCTGACAGCATCTCCAAGTGTGTTTGAATTTGCACTACTACGATTTTTAGTCCAAACAAGATCTGGTTGAAATCCTACACCTGTTAAAGCTCTTGGAGAAGATCCATTACCTGCGTGCAGCAATGAATTAAAATATGTTGTAGATTTATTAATTGTTGTATAAGCCATATTATTCGTTTAACCCCTTAGTTGATAAAGCTGTGTAGCCAGTTGGTACATCATATTCAAATATTCCTATTCCACTTGCGTTAGTTCCTGCACTAGATACTGCTGTGCCACCAAAATATCCATTACCAAAATTACAATTCATTGATGAGTTATGTGCTGCAAATCCAAAAGTATAAGCGTCAGTAGAACTTGGAATATCTATAGCACCTGTTCCTGTTGAACCACTTGTAGGGTCACCAGAATTTTGCCAAGTACCATTTTTTGAAAAATAAAGTTTTCTATTATCTAAGTCCATAGCAATACCTATAATGTCATTATTTCCATAACTTGCACCATAGTTTGAATTAGAACCATTAACATATTGTTGACCATCCCAATTATAAGCTGCACCTAACTTACCACTATCACCACCTGGATATTGATTACTATGAGCCGTGTTTTGGTCTAAAGAAACAATACCATTCATCCAGTGAACATTTCCACCAGAACCATAAACTTGACATTCAGCATAATATTTTCCAGTAGTAGCACCTATAGTTCCAATAGTCATTCTCCATGATGCTGCTCCAGTTGACCAGTTAGTATTTCCATAACCATGATTACCATTAGCACTTTGAACAATTAAAGGATTGTTTACATTAAAGACATTACTTGGATTATCTTCTGTTTTTGTAAGTGTACCTGCACCTAATGAAAAATTATTTCCATTACCGCTATCATCATTTACTGAATTATCATCTTTAAGCATAAACCAACCATTAGTTCCATAAGTTACATTTGGAGATGTATTTATTTTCCATTCTCCAGTTGTGCTATCTGTTGAACCAAATGTAGATGCTTGATAAGCTGTGCCATCTATATTGTGAATATGAGACATAACTCCATTTTGGTATCTTGCAGACCATTCTCCATGTCTGCCTATTGAGTGAACTCTAGCATCATTCCATAAAAAAGTTGAGTTTGAACCTGCGTGATTAGTTGTGCTAAATGAAGTTTCTCTAACTCCATTAACATATATTTTAACTCTATCAGCTTCTGTACTATCTGTACTATCAACTGTACAAACTATATGATACCAAGAATTAACATCTCTAAAAACTCTGGTTGTTATATATTCAAATTCAAATGTTGGACTTGCACCTTGAGCATTAATTTGAGCAAATCTTAATTTATCATTAGAATTAAATTCTAAAAATACAGAATTATAACCAGAAGAATTACCAGTACCCATCATTGCTTGTGATGCACCTAAACCACATCTTTTAATCCATAATGATAAAGTAAATATTTTACTATTTGTTCCTGCACCACTTGGTGTTCTTGTTAAATATGTACTAGCCATTAGTTAAATTGTGCTCCTCCTGATGAACCGTGAGATACTGTAATTGTAAACTGACGATCCGCTGTCTGACCCTCTGCATCCGTTGCTCGTATAGTAAATGTATACGTTGTTGTTTGCGTTGAGCCTGTTTCAGTACCAGTGATTGCACCAGTACTTGTATTTAAACTTGCACCACCTGGAAGTGCTCCAGATTGTACTGCAAAACTTGTAGCATTAGTAGCTGCTACTGTAAAGTTGATAGTTCCACCACTTGAAACTGTTCCCAAACTTCCTGCCGCAGTTGTCCACGCAGGTGCATCAGATACAGTTAGTAAAGCTGTTCCTGATCTACATGCAATACCATCATTATTTTCTAATCTTAGAAAGTATGTGCCATCTACTGATATTGTAAATGTTGCAACAACAGTTGTTGAGTTTGTAAATGATACTGAATCTGCAGTAACAATTGCACCTGTAGATGAGTTGATTGCATCAACAAAAGGTGGTGTTGAACTGTCTTTAAAATTTGTACCTGTAATTGTTACAGCTGTTTGTGTGTTTTCAATAACACTTGGGCTGATAGATGAAATAGTTGGAAACGTAATACTATCTGCAAAAGATAAAGTTCCTGATCCATTAGTCGCGATTACTTGGTTTGCTGTACCATCATTTGCTGGTAATTTTAAAAATGCACCTGTGTTAATTGTAGATGAATTATGATTTATAAAATTACCCATGTTCGCATGTGATGAACATTGGTAGTATAAAATGTTTGGTGTATCGTTATCAACTGCAATAGTTGTATGTGCACCAGCTTGTCCTGGTGTACCAGATGTTGTAACACCTGTTGTAAATTGTGTTCCTTTTGATACGTTGTTATAAAATCTTAATGGGTGACCAGAGTTAGATGCATCTGATTGATCAAACTTGTAGTAGTATGGTTTACCTGTATCGTTACCTTTTAATTC